AATTATGGGCGTTCTCAAGGCCCGGTATCAATGCCAGGGTACGGCGGTATGTACGATCCTGCTTACATGGGGCGCTAATCATGGCACTTAATTTTGGACTTCTTGACCAGGGTGGCCCGACGAATTTCTTTGAAGGGTATCGGCAAGCGGATAAAGAAATGCAGGCCAATGCAATGGCCCAGCAGAGAGCAGCGCAGGCCCAGCAAGAGTTTGGTATGCGTCAGCAGGAGTTTGCCGCTGGTCAGGCTGATAAGCAACGGGTTGCCAAAGCTGCGGTAGTCACGCAAAAAACAGCCTCTGCAAGGGACGCGCTACTTCGCGCCCCGACAGCGGCTGATGCCCGTAGGATTGTGCAGATGCAATATGACGACCCAGACCTTGGCCCAATTAGAGGCCGCTTTGGTTCTTTGGCGCAGGCTTTGGCTGAAGTTCCAGACGAGCCAAGCGCGTTTCAGCAATATAAAGAACAAGAAGCTATGGGAATGGAGGCGTTTCTTAAACAGCAAGGTAGTAATAGAGCCTTTACCACTGCTATGGGCGGCGTTCCGCAGACTAATGCTATGGCTCCTGCTGCGCCATCTAACGCTATGGTTGCACCGGCAATGTCAGGCGAACTGCAAAACAAGTTGGGCCAACGTGAACGGTTGGCAATGCTTGCAGATCAATCGCCCCAAGTTAAAGCTACTATTAATCGGTTAGATAGTGATATTGCTAGGTTGGTTGAAGAACAAAAGCCAGAACCTGGGTTTACTTTAAGTGCTGGGCAAACACGTTTTCCACGTGGGTATACGGGAATTGCAACCGCACCAGCGGCAGCAGCGGCAGCGGCTGTACCGCCATCTGTAGCAGAATATCAGTTTGCTAAGACCGTTGATGGCGGCAGTTTTGTAGGCTCTTACCAAGATTTTGTCAAGGCCAAAGCTGACGCTACAAGAGCGCCAACCCCCGTTGCAGCGCCACAAGCACTACCAGCATCAGTACAAGAATATGAATACGCTAAAACCGTTCCCGGTGGTAGTTTTGTAGGTACATATCAAGATTTTGTAAAAGCCAAAGCTGATGCAGCTAGAGCGCCAGTGCCAATTTCTGCCCCACAAGCATTACCCCAATCCGTAGCTGAATATAATTTTGCTAAAACCCCAGACGGCGGTGGTTTTGTAGGAACTCTTACAGACTTTATGCAGGCTAGAGCAGAAGCAACAAGAGCGCCAACACCTGTTGCTGCACCTCAAGCACAACCGGCTTCTGTGCTTGAATATAATTTTGCTAAAACTCTAGAAGGCGGTGGTTTTGTAGGTACATACCAAGATTTTGTGCGGTCTAAAGCAGAGGCTGGGCGAGCGCCTGTGCCAATTACCGCACCGCCAACTAAAGTAGCCGAATACGAGTTTGCCAAAACTCCTGCCGGTGGCAGCTACAAGGGTACTTATCAACAGTTTCTTAACCTTGGTAAGAGTGAAGGTGGCACTGCGGATAGAGCACCAAGAACACAACAGATAACGCTTAGTGATGGCACTCAAGGAATTGTAAACATGGATACGGGCGTGATTACACGCTCTAAATTAGACGGTGCTTCCGTTAAAGGAAAACCATCAGCGTTTGCTGAAAAAGCAGCAGCCCAAAAAGTACAGATGGGTAAAGACCTTACCCAAGCTATTACAGAACTTACTGATGCAACTAAAGATGGCGGGTTAATTGACCAATCTACTGGCAGCGGTGCAGGGCGTTTGACTGATCTTGCTGCTGGATTCTTTGGTCAAGCACCTCAAGGCGCAATAGCTATTGGCAAACTTCAGCCCATTGCAGACATTGCGTTAAAAATGGTTCCTAGATTTGAAGGCCCACAATCTGACAAAGATACAACGTCATATAAGCAAGCCGCAGGTCAATTGGCTGATCCATCATTGCCAACAAAAATAAGGAAAGAAGCTGGCAGAACTGTGCTGCGACTAATGAAAGCCAGAAAAGAGCAATTTGGAACTGTTGACATGGTGGCAGAGGGGACAGCACCAGCGCCTGCTGCGGCAGGGGGTGTAGTTGACTTTGGGAGCCTACGATAATGGACGTTCGTTTACCCGATGGCACAGTCATTAAAGGCGTACCCGATGGAATGAGTAAGGCTGATTTGACAGCCAAACTACAAGCCAATGGTTACGATATCAGCAAACTTATGGGCGACCAATCGGTTGCCGCCCCAGGCGATATTCCTAGCCGCAGCGCCTTAACAACAGCACTCATGGCCCCAATAGCGCCCTTTGCTGGTTTGAGCAGTGGCGTTGCTAATGTGGTGCTGGGTGGGCAACGGCTATTGGGTAAAGGTCTGTCAGCTATTGGAGCCGCAGACACAGGAACATTTTTGCAAGAAGACGCTGCACGGCGACTTGCAGAATCGCAGGCTACTGTTGCGCCATTCAAGCAAGAGTACCCAATGCTAACCGGCACTGGTGAGTTGATTTCTGAAGTGGGCGCAACATTTCCTTTGGGTGGCGCTTTGGCTGCGCCTTTACGACTTATACCTAGAGCAGCACCCTTGGCGCAAGCCATTCAGACCGGCGGCTTTTCTACTGGCAGAAACTTGCAAGGCGCAACTGGAGTTGCCCGTGCTGGAGATGTTGGCGTTCGTGCAGCAGGCGGTGCGGCGCTAGGCGGCACAACCGCAGCAGTAATAAACCCAGAAGATGCTGAAGCAGGCGCGTTGACTGGAGCGGGTGTAGGCGTGTTTGCGCCGGGGGCTGTAAATTTGTTGGCAAAAGGCATGGGGAAACTAGCTGACATACGCCAAATGCCTAATCAATTAGCAGCAACAATAGCGCGTGAATCGCTTGGTTCTCCAGAACAAATTGCGGCTGCAAGAACAGCCATGCAACAAGCCGAAGGCTTAGGCTTAACTGCTCAACAGGCTTTAGCTAGGGCTGGCGTCATATCACCTTCAGCACAAGCTACGCTAGAAAAAGTAATTAAACAAAGTTCTTTCCCTGGCGCTCGGCCTGCTGTTGATACTCGCGCAGCAATTGAAGCAGCGCAAGAATCTGCTCGAAAATCAACAATTCAAGGCATTACGCCAGATTTAACAGAAGCAATTAACGCTCGACGCGCAGCGTCTAAACCGTTTTACCAAGCTGCAGATAGGGCGGTTGTGCCAATTGACGAAGAATTGTCTAGTGTTATTTTAAGGATGCCAAAAGGTACGCTATCGCAAGCGGCAAACATTGCCAAGATAGATGGGCGACCGTTTATTTTAGGCAAAACAACACCAACCAAAATGATTGAAACCGGCATTTTAGACGCCGCAGGAAACCCTGTTATGCGAGAAGTTCCTGGTGAAACAGCAGAAATTACAGGCGAATCGTTGCACTACATAAAACGTGCGTTAAGCGATATTGCCTACGGCGCCCCAACTACACAAGTCGGGCGAGATACTCAATTGGCTGCACGAAGTTTACTAGGTGAATACACAAAAGTTTTTGAAACTAAAGTGCCTGACTATGGTCAAGCCCGACAAATTTTTTCTGATTTATCGGCCCCTGTTAATCAAGCGCAAGTGCTAAAAGAAATGCTGTCCGTACTAGAAAAACCAGGCGGCGGCGAAAGAATAGGGCCGTTTCTTAACGCACTTGGTCGCGGAGAACAAGCCATGCTTAAACGCGCTGGGGGGCGCGGCGCTCCTCGTTTTGAATCTTTAAGCGAAGTGTTGTCCTCAGAACAACTTGCAAAAGTTCGTGAAATTACAAAACAATTAGAAACACAATCTGCTATAGGGCAACAAATTAGCCCTGGTCAACAACGTGCTTCCGACCTAATAAAAGATGAGTTGGCTAATCACAGAATACCAAATACATTAAATACCTATGCAACTATTGCCAATCGTGTGTTGGATACAGTTGGGCTGAAAGTTGGGCGAAAAACTATCGAAAAATTAGCCGAGTCTGCTTTATCTTCAAATTCTTTTGATGAGTTATTAGCTACGCTACCGGCCTCAGAACGAAATAAAGTTCTTGAAGCAATTAGCAATCCATCAACGTGGAGTAAAGTAGGCGGCGCAATTACCCGCGCAGTTGCTGTTCCAGAAGCACCCAATAACGCCCTTGCCCCAGCGAACCAAAACGCAATGACACAATGACACCCGAAGACCGCTCCCTGCTAATCTCCGACCTGCTCGTTGCGCTCAAAAGCAGCGACACCTGTCTCGACAGAGAGGAGCAGCAGTGGGTGAGAAACGCCATCAAAGCGCAGAACGACATGGAAAAGCTGCGGAAGGCCATCATTGAGAAGACACTCGCCGGTCTGATCTGGGCGGCTATTCTTGGCGTGGCCTATCTGTTTGTAGACTTTCTTCGAAACCACGGGCTGAAGATATGAATTACTACCTCAATGCCTTCAATGAAATGTTGCGTAAGCGGCAGGAAAACCAGATGGGCGGCGGTGGCAATGAACGCATGACCAGCCCTTTTGACACCATGTCCAATGCTCAAAAAGCAGGTTACTACAGAGACAACCCCACGATGGCGGCGATTACGCAAGGCTTGCAGAAAGGGTTTGGCGCGACCAGCTACGGGATGTTGCAAAACGCAATGTATCCAGACTTTGTAAGAGAACAGCAAGCAATTGCTCAAGGCTTTCCAGACGTAGAAGCCTACTCTGGGTCAAGAAACTTTGGTCAAGAAAGCAACCTACCAGCCGAGGGTGTTGTTAGCCCAGGGATGCCGCAGTCTAGAGGTATGTTTGAGTCTTTGTTGAGCAATATTCTCCCCAGTTCCAATGTAACCTTGAATCCAGTGGCTTTTGAAGATCGGACACCATCACTTACGCCAGCAGGCATGGAAGCAGCAGCACCAGGAGTAGCGGAGGCCAACATTGGTGGATACGATTCAAGCATGGGCAACTTTGGCGGCGGCTCAGATAGCTTTGGTGAAGGCCAATACAACCAAGGCGGCATGGTCAACGCCCAGCACCTGATGGGCCGCGCTCCTGCGCCTGACGATGGCTACGGGGCGTTACAGGGCGGTGAATACGTCATCACCAAGGCGGCGGTGGAGAGGTACGGCAAGGCGATGATGGACGCTATCAATAATGGCACTTTCCGATAATCATGGAATTTTTCGAGGCACTGGCAAAGGGTTGGCCCATGCTGCTGGCGTTGATTACGCTCATCATTGTGCTTGCAAAAATGGATATCAAAATCGCCGTGCTAGAAGAAAAGGTCAAGAGTTTGTTTGAGATTTTTAACCGCAAAGACAAATGAAAGCAAAACTTACTTTCGCCGTGACTCTGATGGTCAGCCTGACGTTATGCGTTGTTGTTGTTGGTATGGTAGCTGTGCTAATGATCGGTTTGTTTGACGACAAAGTGGACAACTCAGAAATCTTTAAGCTGATTAGCCCAGCGTTCCAGACAATTGTTGGTGGCTTTATCGGGCTGCTGGCTGGCGTCAAACTTTCACATGATGATGAGGAAACAAAATGATTGGACTAGACGCTATCCTTGGCATTGGCGGCAAGCTGATTGACAAGCTGATTCCTGACCCTGCTGCCCAAGATGCGGCGCGGCTGGAACTGCTCAAGCTGCAACAGTCTGGTGAATTGGCGGCAATGACTGCTCAGACCGAAATCAACAAAGCCGAGGCCAGCAACCCGTCTGTGTTTGTGTCGGGCTGGCGTCCAGCGATTGGCTGGGTCTGCGCTTTGGCGATGGGCTACCAATACTTGGCTCGACCCCTGATGGTTGCCTTTATGCCTGCGCTGGCCTTCCCCGGCTTGGACGATAACCTCTGGCAGTTGATGATGGGGATGCTTGGCCTGGGCGGTCTGAGGACGTTTGAGAAGACCCAAGGCGTAGCATCCAAGTGACCCCGCATTTCACGCTTGCCGAGTTAACGATGACAAGCCACCGGCAGTTTGACAACACACCCAATGCTGCCGAGATTGCCAACCTGACCCGACTAGCACAGTTTCTGGAGTTGGTAAAAGCCAAGCTGGATGGCAAGCCAATCATGGTGAACTCAGCCTTTCGGTCTAAACAGGTCAATGACTCAGTGGGCAGTAAAGACACTTCTCAGCACCGGCTAGGCTGCGCTGCTGACATTCGTGTGCCCGGCATGACGCCTGACCAAGTTGTACGCTCTATCATGAGCCACGGGCTGTACTTTGACCAGATCATCAGAGAGTTTGACGCTTGGACGCACATCAGTATCCCCAACACAGCAGCCCTGCTACCTCGGCGTCAGGCGCTCATCATCGACAAGCTAGGCGTGCGGCCCTTTGTTTAGTACCCGGTACGCCTCAATAGCGTCCCGCAAGTCACCCCGCAACTGCTCTAGCTGGTCTTGCTGCTGCTGCAAGCGCAGGTAGGCTTCAAGCGCAAACTTGTCCAGTACGGCTCTGTCCCACGTGTTGAATGTAGGCGTCATGGGTGTGGGCAATCGTCAGGCACAAAGGCCAAACAGTGGACGGCGGTGTGCTTGCCTGTTGTCTTGACCCAGCGGTCGATATAGGTGTCAGGCATCAAGGCCAAGGAACGACTAACGCCTGTTGGCGTAACCTTCAGCGCAAGTGCAAGTTCCAGGGCAGTCATGCCATCAGGCGCTTGGGCCAGGGCGTCCCGAATGCGTTTATTCAACACGGTAATCGTCATGTATTGCGCTCCTTTAATCTTGCCTGCGCCCATGCTGCGCCTTGATCAAAAGTGTCGGGCATATCCCCAACCTTGTCCCAATCATCATCCGTCAGCCCTAGCCACGGACGCTGTGATGCAAAGTGGTCAGCAAGTTCCCTTGCCTTGTGCTTGTCGATTCCTTCTCGGACTAAGGTAACGACAACCATGTCTCGCCACTGACTCGGCTCCTGCTCTGACTGTGCCAGTGCGGCTTTCAGGGTGGTGATAACTTTGTGATTGAGTAGGATTTGCATGTCCGTTGGACTGCTGTAGTACCTGTGCAACTCGCCCGTTGATTTAACCAACGCCTCCAGCGCCTGCTGCGCGGATTGTCTCAGTGTGGTCATTTCAATTCTCCTTGTGACTCAATCGTTGCGTTGACCACTTCTTTATCGTCTCCGCAGGCTTTCCAAAGTGCGTCTGTCAGGACTAAGTTGTTGTAGTGCAACCGGCGCAGTTCGGCTGCGGCATCTGCGTAAGCCTGTAAAACACTTCGGTCAAGTATGTCGGCCAGTACCAATGCTTCTGGTTGTGTCATGTGTTTCCTCTTGCTCTAATGGCGTAAGCACAGGCGTCAGCCACGTTCTCCGCGCTTACTTCATGTGCCTGTTGGTATTTCCGTGCAAGGTCTTCTACCGCCGTTTCGCAAGCCTCACGTTCGGCAGCGGCAACAAGATCGGCAAAGGCTTCAAGATAGTGCAGAAATTTATCCCTGTCCTTGCCCATGCCGTAGTACGCTATTCCTGATGCGTCTGCCATGAGAATGATGTCATCTTTGGTCATAGCATCCCCCACAAGAATCCAGCCAAGCCAGCAATACCTGTCACGGCAAACAACACAAGAATTACCGTAGCAATCAGGTGCAGCCAGTTCGCCAACTCATAGTCATCATCGTCATTCATAGCGTTACCTTTCGAGTTTTGAAACCACGATGAGTAAAGCACTGGACAGACCCGTCTGCCAGCATCTTCCAACCTGCGTTCTCGCCGCACATCTTCTGAATCTTCTCCTCAACGGTATCCACTCTGGCGTCATGCTCAGACGGGCCGTCGAGCAGGTAGGCCGTGGACATGACCAAGGCCACCAAAGCCGCAGCAACCCAGTTCATGGCTTCTTCCCAAACTTCAGCAACTCCAGCCGCTCCCGGCTGGCGCGTAAGGTGCAGTAGCGTTGGTGGATGCGCTCTAACATGGTCACTCTGCGGTGTTGGGTCTGCTCTTCATCCAGCAACGCCAGCAGGTCGGCCTCACTGTAGTTGGGCAGTTCAC